GGCCCCCCGTCTACTTCTTACTATTTTATATAGATCACAATTCTACTTTACTCACAACATACAATGGTTCTACACATCATCCGAGACTACCTACACGAAGCACGCCTTCGCATCAAGAAAGAATGGCAAACATTCGAGTCCTCGCACGAAACCTCTGGATATTCTGACAAATTCTCAACTGACGCTGACCTCCGCCGATACTACGACTCTGCTCGAAACTATGACGCTGAACAACACCGCACCGAAGAATATGAACACAACTTTGCTCAAACCCACGCTCGTTACGATAAAATGAACGCTGACCGCAATGAACCCTATGAGTTCTATCGCTCACTTTCTGACAACGAACTTCCTCCCGACCGCTTCCCAGCCCCCGGAATCACAGTTCTCCCGTACAAGTACCACACTGGACAAATTGTTCACACTACAGAAGAAATTCCCGAATCTGGTTTTGATTTGCACCCGCTCGTCCGCTATCTTATCGATCACAAATGGCACCACTACCGACACTACGTCGAAAAATATTGTCGCCCCCTTGGCACAACTGATGCAACATTTTCTGATTACAATCGCGAACAAGTTCCTTCCGCTCCGATCGATCCTACCCGAAAAGAGAACGTCCTCAACCTAGTTATTCATTTCATGAATGCACTACCGTACTTACCCGTTCACTTCGTTGATACTCGCTTCTGCAAGACCCCGCTCCACACTGGAACTGGATATTTTCAACGCTTTTCCTCCTTCTTTAGAACCCATGCTTTCTATGCACGCAATGAAGACTACCGCCTCCGACCTACTTCAAAAGGCTACTTCTTCAACACTGTGTACGAATTCTCTCGTACCTGGATGCACCGTATTAAGGAATATGCAATGCCTTTCGTCCCATCATCTGATCATCACGAAAACATTCGCCACCTACGCTCCTTTTTCCTGAAACATGTTACTATGTTATTTACTCGAAATCACATCTCTGACCGAGACGGAAACCTAAAACAACGTCCTGTTTACGCTGTCGATGACTTCTTCATCTTATGCGAACTCATGATCACGTTTCCCCTCCATGTGATGGCTCGATATCCTATCAATGGAATGAAATCAGTCCTTATGTATGGCTACGAAACAATTCGCGGATCCAACCACCGCCTCGACCATATAGCTAAAGGCTTTACCTCATTCTTTACGATTGACTGGTCTGCTTTGATCAGCGCCTTCCACGTGTCATTACTGACATCTACTGGCTCGACTTCCTCCGTCGACTAATCGTCATCAACCACGGCTATCAACCTACTTACGAGTACCCTGTCTATCCCGACCTTTCTGAACACGATCTTTACCACAGAATGAACAACCTTCTGGTTTTCGTTCACACATGGTATAACAATATGGTTTTCGTCACTGCTGACGGATTCGCCTATTTACGATCATTCGCTGGTGTACCTTCTGGACTACTAAACACCCAATACCTTGATTCCTTCGCTAATCTCTTCCTCATTATAGATGGCTTGTTTGAATTCGGCATCACAACCGAAGAAATAAAACAAATTACCTTCTTTATTATGGGCGACGACAACTCTGGTTTCACGCACTGGGAGATCGTCCGACTCCATGAATTCATTGAATTCTTTGAGTCCTATGCACTTAAGCGCTACAACATGGTTTTATCCAAAACCAAGTCGGTGATAACTTTCCTCCGATCTCGAATCGAGACACTAAGTTACAAATGTAACTTTGGTATGCCTATCCGGCCACTCGGCAAGCTAGTTGCACAACTATGCTACCCTGAACATGGTCCAAAAGATAAGTATATGTCCGCTCGAGCTATTGGCATCGCCTACGCAGCCGCTGCAATGGATGAAGAATTTCACGAATTCTGTCACGACATCTATTACACGTTCCTTCCGTATGCCGCACCAATTGACCTGCACACGATTGACACAATCTCGAAGCACCTTCCTGGTTACTTCAAGATTCTTGACAATTTCACTGATGAAATACCTCTTGACCACTTCCCTTCTATCTTAGAAGTACGTCAAAAGTATTCACAATGGCAAGGCTTCCTCAAAGCTGAACCCAAGTGGAATAGATCACACTTTGTTAATCTTCCGCACGTCGTTCCCCCTGATGCAAAGACAATGCATGACTACGAAATTGAACACAATCTCGAACCAGTCACTCCGTCTTATGTATTCTGACCCGGTATAAACATTTTTCCAACGTTTAATTTTACGTTTTGGAGTTTCATTCGTTTCGAAACACGCTAGTTAATCTAGAAAAAATAAAAAAATTTTAAAACTTTTAAATAATCT